CGACCCCAAGAATCCTGAAAACGAGGGCAAGGTGTTCCTGTATCGCTACGGCAAGAAGATTTTTGAGAAGATTCAGAGTGCCATGAATCCTGAATATCAGGACGAGAAGCCCATGAATCCGTTCGACTTCTGGGGCGGTGCAGACTTCAAGTTGAAGATTCGTCAGGTGGACGGCTATGTGAACTACGAGCGTAGTGAGTTTGCAGAGGCGGCTCCCCTGATGGGTGGTGATGACAAGGCTCTAGAGGAGTTGTGGAAGAAGCAGTATCCTCTCAAGGAGTTCACCGATCCCAAGAATTTCAAGTCTTACGACGAGTTGAAGACACGGCTCCACGAGGTTCTCGGTGGCGATATCCGTGCGTCTGTCAACGAGTCCGCTGCAAAGGGCGGTGCTGAAACCGCTTCTTTTGATGATGAGGATGAAGCCCCTAGCCGTCCTGTTGGACGGAAGCCGTCGCCTGCGGCGGCTGCTCCTGCACCCAAGCGGGAAGTCAAGAGGGCTGTGGAGTCTGATGACGACTCAGAGGACGCTCTGTCCTACTTTGAGAAGTTGGCAGGCGACGAGTAAGCCACCCGCCTAGCAGCACGAAAAGGGCACACTTCGGTGTGCCTTTTTCTTTTATCGAATAGTGCTTCTTTCCATCATCTTTAGCGTTGCTTCGCTGTTACGAACACGCAGATCGTCATTGTAGTTGTTGACTACTGTGTTGCTTTGATTATACATGTTTTGTGTTGCTGCTCTTGTTTGTGCCATGACTGCTGCCTGTGCTTGTGATTGTTTTGCTGCGTAGTCACGAACTTCTTCTACTCCGCGACGATTCATTTCCATAGCACTCGCTTGTTGCCCTGCGGGAGTTGCTGCTGTTGGAGTAGGGGTAACTGTTCCCGTTGCTGGTTTTTCTCCCTCTGCTCCCACTCCTGCTGTTGGTGCTTCTTCTACTTTTATACCTTCACCAATGATGGGTATAGATGACACAAAATCATAGATTCCTTTTGGCCCTATGAGTTCGGCTATTTGATTTCCTACCCACTCTCCTCCCATTGCTCCAACTACGCCACCCAAAACAGTTCCTACTGGGCCTATTGCACTTCCGAGTCCACCTCCCAAAATACCACCTATAGCAGAACCAAATCGTTTTGCTATTTCAGCACCAATCATTTCTTTCTTTTGTTCAGGTGGAATGTTTGGGTCGTTTTTTATTGAGTAGATATTAGCAGCACCAATAAGAGGTTCTATTACTGCTGCTATAGGCCCAAGTGCTTTCATGCCTCCTAATATTTTTCCAGCGTTTCCTTTAAGGAATTGCACTGGGCTTGCTACGGCTTTAGCAATAGCCGCTGCTTCTCCTGCAACTGCTTTTCCTGCTTGCCAAGCAGCACCTCCAGCAGATTTTATTCCTTCTATACCGCTGCTTGCTAGACCTTTTGCTCCTTCCCAAGCCTTTCCAAGCCAAGAACCTCCACCCTTCGCGGCACTTCCAGCAGCACTTTCTGCTGCTGCTCCACCAAATCCAAGCATGGATTTAGCACCTTGCCATCCTTTGGAAGCGAGTCCCTTTGCTCCTTCCCATCCTTTTTTCAGTCCCCAATTAGTTGCTTTATCTGCTGCCCAATCTGTTGCTTGGGAAATAATTCCAGGTTGTCCTGCACCTGCTGCACCTGCTCCGACTCCACCACCCATACCAAACATGCCAGCCAATCCTGATAGCAGACCGCCTCCACCCAACATTCCTGATAGAGTTTTTCCTAGACCACCGAACAGTCCCTTTTGTTTTTCGTCGGCTTTTGCAACACCAGCCATGTCTTTTATGGCTTTTTCTTTTTCTTTTAGTGCCTCTGTTCCTGACTTTTTACCAATAATTCCTTCTTTGATTGCACGAACATCCGCAGCAATCTGACCAAGTGTGCTAGATTCACCTGTAGCCAGTCCTGCTAGTCCTGCACCAGCAGCCCCACCTACCATACTTCCAATTGTAGAAGCACCTCGGAATGGTGGCAATACACCACCTCCACCCGTTCCTCTTCCCATCAATATTTTTTCAAGTTCATTAGACCGCTTGCCTGCTTGAGATATGCTTTCTACTCGTCTTCCAGCATACGCCTCAAGTTCTTCTCGTCCTGCTCGTTTTTCTTGCATGTAGTCACCAAGCAACCCACCAACAAGTGGTATTTGGCGAACTATGGCTTCAGGTGCAGTCTTTATAGATGAAACCAATCTTTCTTTTGCAAAAGCAACAAACCCAGTTTTTGCTTTTAGTGCACCTTCGACTGGTTTTATGATTTCTGCTATCTTTTTAGTTACATCAGATTTATCGCCTGTTGTTTTTTCAGCGACTTCTCGGATAAACTTTAGTTTGTTGTATATGTCTACCTGTTCTTTTCTGTCTTTGGAACGGAGTGCCCGTTCAGAGAGAGCAAGAGCAGATTCAATAACCGCAAAATTCGCAGCGTTGTTGGGGTCGTCAAGGTCTTGTAGACGCTCACGATTCTCTCTTACCAATTGTTCAATTTGAGCACGAACGCCCTTTGTTTCACCTTTTCCAAGAACAGCGGTTGACAGTTCGGTTTCTCCACCAGATAGTTGCTTCTGTTTTTCTAACAGGGCTTCAAGAATACCGATTTTCTTTTCCACTTCGGCTTCTGCTGTTTTTACTTCTGGAGGAGGTGGTGGAACAGTAGATGTAGCCGCTGGTGCTTTTGTACTGGCAAATCGTCCACCTATTCGTGGAACAGCCCCTCGTCTCCCCCTACCTGGACCTTTTTTTGCCATTTACTGCTGCCCTTGTCGTTTGGCTCGTTCTTTCTCTTCTTTCAAGAATTGAATTAACAAATTTATGTATACTTCACGCTCCCAAGGTACTAATTCTTCTACCTCTGCGAGCGAGTACTTGTGGTGGTGTATTAGTGAAAAATTAGTCTGGTAGTACGCTGCCAGCGTGTTATGGCAGAGTGCTATTGAAAAAAATCAGCCACAGACTTCACCTCCAATTCCACCTTCTCTTTGCAACTGGGGCAGTTGTATTTGAAAGCGTAGTGGAGTTCAGGCGTGGTCTTGACATACTGCATGATTTTTTCAAACTGATCGGGCAACAGGTTGTCCACAAAGTCTGCCAATTCTTTGGGGTCGATATCGTCTTTATTGTGAACTTCGTCATTAAGAACCACAGCGTCGATACAGTCTTTAGCCACACCAAAAATGGCATCCACTTCAGACTTGCTGTAGTCAATATCGTGCATGGACGGATATTTTAGTATCAGAGACAAAGAGTCGCTGATGGTAACAGTAGGGTCAACTGTTTCTTTTTCGACTCGTTTTACTTTTACATCACCCAAGTTTATTTTGATGCTTGTTTTGTTTTGGCACTTGGAGCATGTAATCTGTGGTTTCACTTCTTCTCCAACAGATTTCATTCGTATTTGGAGAAATGCGTATTCTGCATCAGCGGTGCACACTTTTTTGGTGTCCACCATTCCTTCTGTGCAGGCAGAGATAATGTTACGCATGGCATCCACAATTTGGTTCATGTCACCAGACTGTGCTGCAACCAGTAGAATTTTTTCTTCTTTCACCACAAATGGTCTGTATTTTGCAACCAACCCAGACACGGGCAAGGTCATGGTATACATGGGTAATTGTGCAGATGTCAGTTTCAGTTTGTTCATAGTATCTCCGTTCAAATAAAGAGGATATAGTATTTAGCAGGTTTACGGGCGACCGTTAATTACCCCGTTCACAGAACCGTCAATCCCTCTTCTTAATATTTGACCTGTTGCGGGGTCGCGTTCAAACCATTGCCGTGGTCCTTGATCTCGTGGATTCAAAAACATAGGCGGTATAAACGGATTTAAGAATGGATTCACTTGGTTTGGATTTGGTTGGGCTTGTTGCGGCAAGGGAGACGGAATAGGTAGCGGAGCAGTATTGACAGAAAATATTGGTGTGTATTTTCTATATGCTAAAATAATGTCTTGTGTAGCCATCTCGTTGTCTTTTTCGTATCCCATCATAATTTCACCTACTTGTTTTGGGTATACTTCTTCAAGTATTGCGGTGTAGACAACAGTATCGGTTTTGTCCAACATTCGTATCTGCATGTTTGTGATGTATTCTTCGTAGAAAGAAAACTTGTAGTTTTGGGGATTGCAGATACCATCCAACCAAGTTTCGAAAAATATTCTTTCTCGTAGGTCACTAGACAGAATATAAGTTATGTTCATGTCTCCTGAATACAGAGGCTCATATGGCATCTGTCTTTGTGGCCCATAGAACCTGTAGTTTTGTGTGGTCAGCGACCTGCCAGGAATAGAAACCGAATTGCATCGCAATGTCAGAGATCTGGAAACAGACGGTAAAAGTCCAATCGGTACAATTCTTGGCGGAAGTATTTCTACTTCAAAACGGTTAACATAAGCAATGCTGTCACGCTTGATGTTTTCCATCATTTCATTGATGTTTGATGGGATGCTAGACATTAACGGTTTCCTGACTGTATGGTTGAGTTGTACGACATACGACGAATTCCCATTTTTCTGCCTTTAACAAACAAGGAGAGGTCAACATCCACAAGCACATCCCAAAATTCAGAGGGTATTACTATGGGTCTTCTTCGCAATCCCCCTATTACATATCGTCGGTAGCACGGCTTAAAGAATGCAAATTTTCTAGGTCCGTCCAACACGGAATACGAAACA